ATTGAAATTTGATTGATACCTTAACATAAGCAATTCCTATATTATTTTGACCTACCTTATCACCGTCGATCGCTGTGAAATCACATTTGATATCATCGACATCATTTGGAAGTGATATATTTCTGACCGCGGTTAACTTGCTGATCATGTCACTTGCCAAATTTAAGGCCTGATCATTTCTTTCTTGAAAAGTTGAACCACCAACAAATCCATAAATCTCAAATATTGCTACCCCACTATATCGGCCCATGGTAGGTCCATAATCCTCAATTGCATCTTCAAAACGAACACATGAAAAAGGGACCATGGGTGGAGCATCAACCATGCCACGAATAACACGACCCGACATATCAATTTCAGAAAAATCAGAAGAATAATTAACAGAAATTAATTCAACCAATTTTTTATGAATACGTACTATTCTGCAATCAGGCATTAAATTTCAACTCTTTTTTTGAAATGTATATTTAATTGATTTTTAATTTTTTGATCTAGGCTATCAACAACCATATCACGGGCTCTTTTTAGATAGTATCTTGGTGCCATGTGAATTGTACCTCTTTCAACAAATTTCGCATAAAAAGCGGTTTCGTTTCCTGCTTGCAAACTGACCCATAATCTTGATTGATCAGAATTCACAAAAGCTTTAATAGAACGATATAAATTCCCTGTTCTCCTCATTGGATATGTTGTTGCATTGTGCTTTGCTTCCCTTTGTAAAGGAGCCCGTAATTGTTTATAAGCCCATTTTACTAGTCTTTTTTCAACATTTCGAGCATCAACTAACCGGCTAAAATCATTCAAATTCATAATACCAAACCCGGACACCTAATTGGGTTTAATAGTTCTTTGACCTCTTGTGGCATTGTTTTAATAGATATCTTTACAGATGTATTCGCTTGGTTTATTTGATCCTTTCCTTGGCTTGTTTTATTGCGATGCAATTGACTGATCCAAACACAAATAGCGTGCTCCGCATCATCTGGTAACGTCACACTTGAATATCCAGCCACGACCACAACTTTATTGCCACGATATGCAGAAGAAAAGGCTTTTGTGCTTGTATTAGGATCTAAATAAATCCTACCATTTGCACTATTGTGAGTGTAATAACTTGCGTCAATTAATTGATCACTTCCGTACAAACGGTTGATACTCGAATGTACGGAAGTGACGCTAACAATAGGTGCAATTGGAACTTGCAAAGTAAAGCTATCATATAAAGTCGGGCTATCAACAAAAAAAGTATATGTAGCCTGATCCAATACAGGATTTGTGCTATCGTCCGGACTTGGAAAGCCCAAATATCTAGCAACTGCGGTTTCCACTCGATCTCTTAGATTCGTAAGTTGTGAGTCTTGACCAGTGCTTCCTGCAATTTCAGGTATATATTCTTTGATTGTTGATAGATCGACTAATGACATTTTCTAGCTATCCATTCCATAGCAATAAGAAACGTTATCAGCACCTGAAGAATCCGCAGTGCCCATAACAGCGCGCAAACTTGCGACCATGGTCAAACTACCGGATGAAATATCTCTTTGAGTTTCAACTTGTAGACCACGTCTAACATATTGCACATACGACAAACGATTAAAGATAACAAATCCGGTTGCAGTTCCTGATCCCGTATATTTACCATTTCCAGCATCAAGATCCGCAGTCATATAACGTGATGCCACCAAAGGCATGCCCATAATACTAGCTAATTGACCGGAAATAATTGGACTGTTTGGATTACTAATATTCGAAATTGTAGTAAGTTCAGGCAAATCTAAAAAGTGCATTACAATTGCTTCGGGGCTTGCAACGATTACATTTTGATCTGAACCACCATATTCTCCCATTTTGGAAAGTGTAGCAACAAGATCAGCTAAAACAAAATTTGCCGTATCACTTGGCTTGTATACATTTGATTTGTCATTTGCTAATCTTCTGAACCCATCAAATGCCCTTCTATGATCGGCCGTTCCACTTCCAGCGGTCCATCTTCCACGTGGTGACCATGAATTAAAAGCATCATCATAAGCCCCATCAGTTTGACCATTCAGCATAGCATCTTCGAAGCCACTTTCTAAACTGTCTGATATGTCACGAGATAGGATTTGCGCCAAAGCCAAAGCAGAATCTTCAAGAACTGCTTGGTCTACTAGATATCTAACTGTCAAACCTTGCATTGAGATAGTTGATTGGGCCGTTGTTACAGTGCTGGCTTTGTATTGATTTGCGGCCGCAGTTCGGTCATCGTCAGAAATAGAAGTTTGCACATATGGCTGACCGCCTTTTGTCAAAGTTGGAACAATTAAACTACCACGATCCACAGCAACCTCTGTTAATAAAGATCGCAAACGTCTTGGAGTAGAATAGTCAGAATGTAATTGATCAATAAATTGGGCTTGTGTCCATTCAGCACCGCCACCCGCTTGACCTGCATAAAACTTTTGAACCATGGGAGCGATGTTCTTTGGTGTAAGTTCTAAATGCTTATGAAGTTCAACATCAAGTTTGGGTGTATGCGGATTTGCCATCAACATGCGAGCAAAATTACGCTTTCGAACAATCTTTTGTAATTGACCTTGCCATTCGCAAACTGGGGTATCATCTAATAAGCCTTTTCTTTCGGCTGTAATTGTGCCTTGACCATGGATTCGAATGTTATCTTTTTCGGTTCGTTTACGTAACGTTCCATCTTTGCGGATATACTTCGAAAGCATACTATCTTTTCCTGAATATTCAGGAGCTGCTTTTGTGTATGCTTCGGTTAAAAGCCGTTGTGATTTTTTTACATCTTCAATTTGTTTATCCAAATTTGAAAACTTATCTTCTGCGGATTTCTGGTGTGCTTTTAAGCCGTGCAAAATTGACTTGGCTTCTTCCACTAATTTTGTGTTGACATCATATTTTTCAGACATGTATTTCTCCTTTTAGGTGCCTGCATTAATTATCAATTTGATCAAATCATTAAAGTTTGACTGATCTTCTTTTTTTGGCAAAGGGCCAAGATTGTTGTTCGCAAATATTTTTATAAATTCAACTTCTTCAAGATGCTTTTCTTCTTCGCTATCTTCTTCTTCGTGCTTGCCGTATTTTTCTTCTTCTACGTCTTCTGATTCTTCGGCTTCTTCATTTTCATTATTTGCAAGTATGATTTCTTCTAGTTTTTTAGCTTGCCCTAAGTGCATATTGGACGCATTTTTTAACTCTTCAATAATAATTTTGATTGCCTCAATTTCACTATCTTCTAATTGTAGTCTTTTAATGTAATCTTTTGCGGCAACCGCTTCTTGATTTGCTGGAATAGTTACCACGGAGACTTCTAACAATTGCGATTTTTGAAAATATGTACCTTGTTCACTGTAAAATTTATGATCTTTTGGAAGTTCTGACCTCAATATAGATTCAATTGGATTGAAACCAACAGAAACAGCATTAAGATAACCATCCTTGACTTTTCTTCCTATTTCCGCAGCTCGTGGATCGTTAATATCAAATTCGATATCTATCATTAATTGATTATCAACAACCTCGACCGAACCACGACCAATTGGTAGTTCTAAAGGGTTATGGTTAAATAAAATAATTGGATTTTTTTTGTATGATTCCAAATCCCATGACTGTTCCACGATATCACCATATCGATCGACGGCTGAAGTGGATGCAATAAAAGATGATACCAATTTGGTTGTATCTTCATTTTTTACCGTAATATCTACTTTTTCAGTATTGAGTTTTTTAATAAACATTTGTATCCTCTCAAATGGATTATATATCATAAAAATTATCAATGCAATAATTACAACTATTTGATAACTCTGAAAATATTACGGCTTTAATTATTGCCAATTATGACCGCTTCCATTGTGCATCGACAATATATATTTTCTTCCGGATCATCAAACTCCCCTGGAGCAAGAGCCTGTGCACCTGATAACGATACAAAATTTTCATCAATGTTTATTACGTCACCATCTAACTCTTCGTGTGTTGGCCTAACTCGATCATCACCTTCAGAGATCCACGCTTTTTCTAATTGCAATCCTTCTTCTTCTGCTTGGACCATTGCTTCCAAAATAGCCGTATTGTTAACATAAGTTGTTTCTGTGGTTGCTATTCGTTCTGATCTTTTATCACTAA